GTGTTCTACCTGTACTATCTTCTTTCTACCTTTTCCATATATTATTTGTAGTGCAGCACCACCCATTAGATAGTAGTCATATATTACTTTTCTAACTACATCTTTTTTTAATAGGCTTAACATTTGTGCATACTGATCAGGTTTATTACTAGAATCTAGTGCATCTAATCCTTTACCATAAATCATTTCACTAATACCATTAATACAGGCATGATTTGTAGGTGAACCATTATATAGGTCAATTAGATATTGATAATAGTTATTATCCTCACCATACATTACAAAATCTTTTCTTGGATCTTCTATAATTTTAGGAGCTGTATAAGCTGCTAACTCTACTACTCTAATATCTCCTTCAAACTTTGGTCTCCTATGTTGTCTACTCATAATTATGCATTATATACTTTATATTTATTTGTTCCTGCTGTAGATTCTTTGTATACATCTTTGTCTACATCATAATATTCATTAGCACCTTGTGATAATGTTTGATTTGTACAGAAAATTCTGTCTTTATAAATTACTAACTCTTTAGGTTGTCTAACTGTGTCCCAATTACCTGTAGTTTCATTCCAAGAGTTTGTTGCAAAATTCCATGCACTACCTGATCTTGTTATTCCTTCTTCCCAATTTATAGTTAGTAAATTCCAAAATTGATTTATATCATCCCAGTTAGAACCAATAGAAACTATCTTAATTTCATAAAACTTATTCTCTACTAATGATAGTGCCACATTTATAGCTGCATATCCACTTAGTTTACTAATTGGTACATTAGCAGTTTGCAAAACTCCAGTTTCTTCATCTCTTACTTCTAGTCTTGCATTTATTACAAAACTTCTAGGTATAAATGTAAAAGTTTGTGCTGATGAACTATCACTTAAATATATCATACTTATATAATGCTGTTTTTATAGTTTTTTATAAAGTGTAAAGTTTTTTGTAAAAAAAAAGGAGACCTTATAGATCCCCTTTCATTAGAAAAACACTTAACTATTATGATGTAGGAAAAGTACTTATTTGAGTTGTACTTGCATCAGCAGTTACAACTGTACTTGTTATAAAGTCAGGTGGTGATGTTTCTAGTGCTTCAAAAGTAAGATTAAATCCATTAAAATCACCCATGTTAGCACCTACAGAGAAATTACCAGTAGTAAGCTCTGCACCATTCACTTTCCCAACTACCATGTGGTTATCATCTGCATCTACCACTACAATGTGTGGTCTACCTACAGCTAATAACTTAATTTGTTCACTTGTTGCTCTATCATAATATTGTAGTTGTAGTGTTAGTGTTTGTGTGTAAAAAGTAGTACCATTCTCTCTAGATGATGTTACAGTACTATCTAAATTAGATGTACCTCTTACATCAAACTGATACCATGTTGGTGTGCCACCTAAAGCAGAAATTAATCCTGCTGATTCAGTTACAGCTCCAAGAGTACCAAAGTCTGCAAAATATACAGTTTTTAGAGATCCACTTTTATTTTTACAAGGTACTGTTCTACCTGATGTTAAATTACAACTCATATTATTTTAAATTTTAAAGTATGGGGAGGCATACACCTCCCATATACTATTGATTATACTTATTACTCTATTATGAATAGAAAACTATCTCAGCACCATATCCATACTGAATACCATATGCAAATCTAGAAATAAATCTTGCATTTTGATCTCCTAATGTTTCTGATGTATCAATTACTCTTACCTCATTCATGTCTGATACTAGGTTAGTACCAAAGTATAGGTTAGATTTTTGTGCTAGTGCAGCAGTATTATCAGATAAACCATTTGCTAAGAATAGAGGAATACCATCAAATGATAATGGTGTATTCATATCATACCACATGTTTACTCTGTTTTCATAACCACCACCTTGTGCAGCTAATGCTCTAACATATGCTTTCATCATATTTCTAGAAACATATAGAGTTAAATCTTCTTTACCATATACTGTATTAGGTGCAGCATCTAAAATTTTTCCTAGCTCTGCAATAACATTAGAACTTGTAACTGTTCCTGCTGTTACATCTACAATGTCAGAATCATTTGCCCATAGTGTTTCAAAACCATCAATCTGACCTGCTGATGCATTTGCACCTTGCCAAATTGAGTTTTCTACTGATGCAGCAATCTGATCTGCAAAGTTACCAATGATAAAGTCTCCAAATCTGCTTGGCATATTCTTAAAAGTTGATGCACCTAGCTCTGCTGATTCCCAAGAATCTACAAATTGCTTAGCACAAAACTTAATATTTACTTGAAATTCCTCAAGTGTAATGATTCTCTCACTTATTGCTACTGTACCTGCATCTGAAAAATCACAAGTTGCATTAGCTATTAAGCCTGAGACATCCACCTTTTGGATAACACTTTTGTGTTTTACATTTGGCATGATAGTCATTCCACCATTTGCCAAAGTTGTACCCTCTAGCAGAGCAGCAGCAATATATTTTTTAGCTGATTCTCCTGCATAAGTAGTAGTTATAGTAGGTTTACTCATTTTCTTTAATTTTTATTTATTTAACTTAATTTTCTCATGATTCTATCTAATCTAGTCTCAGTTCTTTGAGATGCAATATGATAAAAGTCATCATTTGATTTATTTTCAGGAGCATGTTTCAAAGGTTCAGCATCAGGTGTTTCTGATAATTCCTCTTTTACTTCACTCAACTCCACTTCTTTGCTTTTCAGCACATCACTAAGGTTTACTGTTAAATCTTCAACCATAGCTTTCAGTTCATCAAACTGCTCTTTAGTAGCAAATTCTGTAGTTAATTCCTCAGATGTTTCTTCTTGTTTTGCTTCAACTTCTTCTTCCTCAGCAACTGGTTCCTCAGCAGCATCAGCAATACTAGCAATCACACCTTCTTCTTCAACTACAACTGATCTACCATCTTCTAAAGTATATTCACCAACTGGCATAGGCACTCTATCATCTTCTGTAACAATAAAGACTTCCTTACCTGCTGCAAATTCCTCAGCTTCAATGACTGTTCCATTTTCTAAGTTCATAGTTGCCAAAGTAACTTCTTCTGCTTTGACTTCTACATCCTTAACTTCATCTTTTGATAATTCCATACCTAAGATATTTTTAATTTTACTTAATGTATCAGTTGCTTTCATAATCATATAATTATATTGAACTTAAAATTTATATATTTGGTCTAACTTTCTGTTTGACCTACACCTTGTGCAAACAAAGTTCCATCACAACAATCAGGATGGTAAGTGTTATCATCACACAAACAACCCTTAGTAGACCTTATAGGACTTGTATATGATGGTGCAGGATTTTTTCTTTTTCTATTTTTGTTCATCTTCCTTGACCTCTGTATTTTTTAAGGTAGTTTTTGCTAGATTTTAGTTTACTGCTTTTAGTTTTAGCATGTACTCCTTTTCTTCTGACCTTAGGTTTCTCAACTTTGACATGAATTATCCTCCTTGCCATTAGTATCTTTTCTTTTTCTTTTTATGTTTTCTTTTATTAGGCATGATTAACTTCTTATTGGTATACAATTTGGCACTCTTTTGCCATTCTTAATTTTAAATCCATACATTTCATAACCTGCTTGACATGGTTTCTTTAGTGTATGTTGGAAACAAGGCATATACCACTCTTTTCCATCTAGCTCATGCATATGGTAACCTTCACATCCTATATTTTTAGCCATCTCCTCTGCTTTCTCAACAGAAGAATATGCTAATCTATCATCAATTATTGCAAAATCATCATCAACTACAATAGTCTCTAGCTCTAACTCTCCTAATTCTCTTAGTTTGTTTCTGCTCCATCCTAATGCTGCTAACCCACCCCACAATAGGTATGATATATTAGCACATGCCTCTGAATCATTTTCATTTTTTCTATACTGATCTTCTGCTCTAGACAGATAGCTGTACATTCTTTTGATTGTTGCTACTGTTATATTCTTTTTTTGTGCTAATTGTGTAGCTCTAATCTTACCTACATCTGTTGCACATCTATTTTTAATTTTTTTATTAAGCTCTATTCCTTTTTTTGCATTATTTGCTACACCTTGTGGATAGTCATTAAAGCTCTCTAACTCCACTTCTTCTTCATTAATAA